TTTCTTAGCTAAAGATGAAGATGAAGCTATTGAAGGATATGAAGAAGTTATCGATTCAATAAACGATGAACATTTAGCTGATCAACTTGATCATATTAAAGATGAAGAAGAAGCACATAAGAAATTTTTAGATGATGCTAAAGAAGATCCTTCAATTGATTATGAACACGAAGATGAAAAAGAAGAAATCAATATTGATACAGTTATAGAGTTTTTAAAATCAAATAAAGACGAAACTGTTATTGAAAAAATAAAAGATTTATTACTTAATAAAGAAGAAGCGACTGAAGATGAAGAATCAGAAGAACCTTCTTTAGATAATAATGAAACAGAAAAAGTCGAAGAAGTTACAGAAACAGAAGAATCAGCCAATGATGATGGAGACGATGAAGTTTTAGAACAACTTAAAGAGGCTTTGAAAGCGAAAAAAGATTTAACAGAGAGATTACAAAAAGCGCAAAACGATTTAGCAGTTAGTGATTCTAAAGTTACTGAGTTGAGTGAAAATTGTGAAACTTATAAGAAAGCTGTTGAGAGATTATCAAGATTAGCTCAGAAAAATAAGACCTCTCAAAAACAAATCGATGAGCTTACTGAATCATTAAAAGAAAGCAAAGAGACAATCGAAGAACAAAAGAAACGTATTGTTAGATTAGTTAATTCAAGAAAAGCTGCGTTAAAAGAAACTAATGAATTAAAAGAACAACTAGAAAAAAGTAGTGAAGATGTAAAACAACTTAACAGTTTAAATGAAGATTTAAAAGTTAACAGTGAAAAAAGTAATTCTACTTTAAAAGAATCTTTTGAAAAACAAGTAAATGATTTAACACAAAAAACAAAAACATTAACAGAAAGTTTAGAGAAAGCAACAAAATTAAAAGAGAGTTATAAAGAAGTAGCTACAAAAGCTGCTAATAAATACATTGAAGTAAAAGCGCTTATGTTGGGATTAACTCCTAAAGACATTAAACGTAAATTAGCAGAACATTATTCATTAGAACAAGTTGATCAAGTTTGTGAGGATTTAAAATCATATCAACTAAATATAACCAGATTACCTTTCAGCGTTAATAATAAAGTTGGTATAAGAGTAAATGAATCTAATACTGCTAAGAACAGTAATGTTAGAAGCAATCGTAATGAAGACGACGATGTTGATGATAGCTTAATTCATTTAGCAAATTTATAATACAGTACGTTCAAAATCATTTCAAATAGCTTGTGCAACTATTTGAAGAAAAAAGCACAAAACAAACAAAAAAAAATTAAATAAAAATGGAGATTATATATTATGAATATCGTAGAAGCTTATGCTAAAAAACTTTCCATTTCTGAGAAAGTGTACGCAAAAGAACATGGTGGCAGATCTTTACCTGAATCAAAGAAAGTTGCTATCGCACGTGTTTTAGCTAACACAAGTGAATACTTAAACGAAGCTTTTGACAACAGCGTTGGTACTCAATTAGCTAACATGAAAACATTCAAAAAGTTCTGCTTGGACTTAACAACCGTTGCTTTACCAAACTTAATTGCTAATGATTTAGTTATGGTTTGGCCTATGAAGAGCAGAACAGGTTACATCCAATACTTACAATTCGTTGCAGGTAGCAATAAGGGTGGAATAACTCAAGGTGAAGTTTTCAATGATCCTTTCAAATTAGGAGCTATGACAGATAACAGAGTTAATTACACTGCTGCAGCTTTAACAGAAACTGCTACTGCAGGTGTTAAATTCGTTGCTGCTTGGACTCCTGTTGCTAAAGGTATTGTAAATCCTGACACTGATGTAGCTTATGGTGCTAAAATCATCAAAACTGATAAAGTTACTGCTACAGGTGTTGTAACAACTACTGTTACTTATGTTGATTTCACAAACAATGAAATTGCTGCTGAAAACTTCCCTGTTGCTGAAGAAGGACACGAAGTTGCTTATAAAGTTGCTTACTTATATGACAACGTTGTAATTCCTCAAAACGATCTTCCTATCTTAAATGCTCATATGGAAGGAATTTCATTAGAAGCTAAAGCTAGAAGAATTGCTGTTTACTACTCACAAATGGCTGCTTTCCAAGCTAAAACAGAAATGGGAATCGATCTCGGTGAAATCTTAGCTACTCAAGCTTGCGCTGAATTATCATATGAAATTGATAGTGAAGTTGTTAAATTGCTTGTTGAAAGTGCTACTCGTTATGACGACTTAGTTTGGAACAAAACACAACCTATCGGTGTTAACAAGAGAGATCACTTCGCTGGTTTCGCTGAAATCTTGGAATTAGGTTCTAAACACATTTATGACGCAACACAAAAACATGCAGCTAACTACATGATCGCTTCTTCAAGTTTAAAACCTATCTTGGTTATGATGGACGGTTACAAAGCTGCAACTGGTGCTAAAATCAATGGTCCTTACTTCGCAGGTGAAATCAATGGTATCAAAGTTTACATCACACCAATGTTACAAAACGGTGAATACGTTTTAGGTTTCAATGGTGATGACATGATAACATCAGCTGCTGTATTTGCACCATATATGGCAATCGTTCCTACTCAATTATTAGGATACAGTGATGGATCAATGAGTCAAGGTTTCAGTACTTTATATGACTTAAAATTATTAAACAAATTATTGTTAGTAAAAGGTCAAGTTGTTGAATTACCTCAACCTCTCGAAATCACAGGTGG